CAAATACTTGATTACCCTTAGTATCAAACTCATCAAGAACTGGAGTAAGTTTATTAAAACCAATTAATCCTTTGTACTTTTTTGGTAATTTAGTTTCAGATTTTTTAACAATGTTAGCTAGCTCTTTATTTATTTCATCCATTCTTTTTAATGAACCCTCTTTAGAAAAATCTAATGCATAGGCTTCATTTACTAATTTGTTCATTGGTTTATCAAATTGAGCTAACTCTGCATTCATTTTATTACTAATGATAGCTATGTCACTATCTGTTACATCTGCTTTTCCAGCTAGAGGTAGCATGTGATGAGCTGTGTATCCTTTTGGTGCACCAAACTTAATTGTTCTACCTTGTAAATCTTTTTCAAACTGTCTTCTTATATCTTTTTGTCTATAATCTTTTTCAGGATCTCTAACTCTTACTTGTTTAGGATTTGCTTTAAAATAATCTTTTACAAATCCTTCTGCTTCTTTTAGTGTATCCGCACCTTGACCAGGTATAGTAACTTTATTTAAACCTACAAAAGGTTTATATTTTTTTACTATCTTGCCTGTTTTTTTATTTTTATAAGTAACTTCATTAATATTTTCTTTTATTCTTTTTGAATCTGTTTTAACTAATTCATCGGGTATAAAATCAAGTTTAGCTTTTTTTACTTCTTCTATAGATTCATAAAGTTTTTTCTTTCCTCCACCTGCACCAGAAGTTGTATATCTAACAGATCCGGTTGTATTATTTTTTATTTTAAATATTTGACTTTTGTCTCTTCCTTCTCCAATAAATTCTCCTGTTGGAATTTTTACTCTTGTTTTATCAAACCTTATGGGTGTTCCATCTTGAAACTCCATACGTCCACCATCAGCTTTTGGATTACGTTTGTTAAACTCGTTAAACGCTTCTATGTTTTCTACTTCTTGTTTCTTAGGTGGTTGTGAAATTTCGTCTGCTGTTTTTAATTTACCGGTATTAATAAGATCTGATATTTTTTTATCAGGTGTTTTTCGAGTCAGGTGACCCATCATAATTCTGTACGCTTTTAATCCTAGGGTCATTATTCACCTAACATATATGCAAGTCCACCTGCAGCTTTTTTAATTGGTGGTGCAGACTTTGTAGCTTCTTCTATAATTTCTGATGCGTCTTCAATTCCTTCTTCAACATCTTTTAATTTACCTTCTCTATCTGGTCTAACAGTAAGTTCTTCATACTCATCTGCTATCATTCCATCTTCTGTAGCTCCTCCTTTTTTGTATCTCATAGATTCTTCTTTGTAACCATTAGGACCCATATCAGTTTTTTTAGTTATAATCATTTCGCCCGGCTCACCAAATGCATTTTCTTTTAACTCATAATCTTTGTATTGATATGTTCTTTCAACTCTAGGGTCTGCTGTTACATCATCAACAGATTTACCAAATCTTCTAATCTTATCCATCAACGCGAAAAAATATTCAGGTGCTTTAGTTACAGTTTCTTTGACAACTTCTGTAACTGGTTCAATATTTTTTCCTAAAGTCATTAACCCAGTTTTAGCTGCACCAATACCTGCGCCTGCTGCTCCCATCAATTTCATAAATGCTCTACGAGTCATACCAGCTTTTAAACCAATACGTCCACCATCTGCTTTAGGTTCACCTCTTGGATGTTTACCTGTTTTTTGTATTTGTAAAATTTCTTCAAAACTTTCATCACCATAAAGTTTTACACCTAATTGATCTTCT